TAGCTGGCACATCAGGCAACTGGACATCGGTCGGGACGTGGAGAAAAACGTCATCAACAGGCGTGCAAACAATTTGGGGATGGGGTACGCCTTCGTCATCTTATACATACACATCTACACTCACTTCTACATCTGATGTTGTTGATGGTGTTATGACTTTTATTTCCAAGACAGCAGGCGCTACCGGCACGCTGTCTGTCGCGGTATCTCTTGATAATGGTACAACAAACGCCGCAACATCTGCCTGTCTAGTTGACAGTATGCAGGTAGGGGAAGCTTGCCTTTTTATGAAGTTGGATGGGACCGTGACATGCAACTCTACAACCAAAGTTGCATATAAATTTTCCGGCGGATCTGGGATTAATATAGGGGTGGTCATCGCGAACTGGACCTGTTACCTGCGTTTGGCAACTGCGAACTCAACAGCGTTCGCATCGGCAGATACTCCATTTGTGATCGGTGAAATGATAAATTCTGGCACAGCGTATTCCTCCAACGTTGTGACGTACGACTATAATGCTACAACAGTGGATTTCGGGGCAATAACCGTTTGTCGGTATGGGACGATGCAGTGGGCAACAGGCGCCGATACAACTTTAAAGACATCCGGAAACTTTTTAATTTATCCGGATGGTCTGATGAATATGGGTCAGCTTTCAAGCAGAATTGGTTCCGGGTATGAAGCAATTTTCTTGATGGATTGTACTTCTGATGGGCAGTATTATATTCAGCAAACTGGTGGGACTGTTTGCATGGCAGGTGATGATCATGACTTTGTTAGAACAACTCTGTCCGCAAACGTAGCTGCTGGTGCAACGTCAATCACGGTTGCAGATAATACGGGGTGGAGCAATCATGATGAAGTTTATATTGCGTCATCAACATTTAATACTGGCGAAGTTGAGCACATGCAGTTGGATGGCGCGGCGGGTACTTCGGCTCCCTATGTCATAGAGCTTGAGAATATTGGTGCTACGACCGGCACAGCTGTATATGCGCATTCAGGCACAGCTCCGTACAGAACAGAGGTTGTTCAGGTGCGGAGGAATGTTATTATAAAGTGCGCAACTTCTCTGTTCAGCTCTTATTTTACAATATCCGGAACGAGCGTAACTATTTTGGACAATGTGGCGTTTTACAAGCTCTGTCGGACGTCGTATAACGGAGTGACTTTTTCAAGCAGCCCGACAACGTTATTTCATGCCAACAAATGCTCTTTCTACGAGACGGACAACTCTCACAACGGCCTTTATTTTAGCTCCGCGACATGCGCAACGGTGGTGATCACAAACAATGTGTTCGCGAACTGCGGGCTTTACAGTGTGAGCGGGCAAGTTCTGCGTGTGAACTTATATAGTTCGGTAAGCGCAACGGTTTCAGGCAATACCGTTGTTGGCTGCTACGGCGGAACGACAGGAACCGTTGTAACAGGCATTTGGGTGGTAGCTGGTTGTCCTACCAATATGGAGTTTAAAGATAACTGGGTTTCTTGTATACCAGGCAATGGGATATACATAATTGGCGCAAGCACCCTGTCTCTTCCTGGGACGGTGAGCGGAGCAAGTATTCATTCCGTAAACAACCATGGGCTGTGTCTAGAGAACGTAGAAATGGAAAATTTTAGTCTTGAGGGCTCGTCCTCAATATATGAATGCGGGAATATAGGGCTGTGCCTAAAGACAGGTTATTCTTATCAGAAAACCGTAAACATTTCCGATCTTGACATATGGGGCAACAATACATACAACATAAAGATAGGATATAACTCTTTATTGCCCGGAGATACCCAGATGCTCGTATTACAGGATTGGACGCTGTCAAATATAAAAAGCAGTGCGATAAGTGGCACGTCAGGAACGACTGCACATGATATTATTTTTGATAACTATGCAACGACCACAGTAGCAACAGGCGTATTTTTCCTTGATAGGTTCTCAATCCAGAACACCGATCTGTCCTATAGTCCTGGCGGCTCCGATCCGCGAGTGCCGTGCGCCACATCCTGCATGAACCTGAAGGACTTTATTGCTGGAAGCATTGAGTTAGGAAACGTTACATTTGGAACAACACCTTGCGTAAACTTTGACCACGAGGACATTGACACATACGCAATAATCAAAGCTCAAAGCTTCGATGGCACCGCTGGGCTGTCGTGTTTTTCGAGACCGTTTGGCACAAGCAAAATGGATTCTTCTATTTACAAAACAGCAGCGCCTTCGCAGCAGTTAATCCCGACAGGCGGAACGACAAAAATGTTCAGCGCCGAAAAGTGTATCGCGGTAGCTGACGGGGATGAAGGCACATGCAGCGTTTATCTTTATAAGTCAGCTGACTACGCTGGTAATCAGCCAAGGCTCATTCGCAAGGCGCAGGCGTGTATTGGCGTTACCGCTGGCTCGGCTACTATGACAGGCGGAGCAAGCTCGTGGGAGCAGCTATCACTTTCAACGGGTTCGGTCAGTGCCGATTGTGTCGTTGAGTTCTATGTTGATTGTGATGGCACTGTTGGCTCTGTTTATATTGACGATTGGGAGGCGACGTAATGGCAGCATCTGATCCCGCTGGCGGCGAAAGGTTTTGGTTGCGAGGTGTCCCGTTTCAGGGTTTGCAGAAGGAAAGTTTTGCTGGAGAGAAATTCTGGAAGAAAGGTCTTTCCGTTGGTTGGTTGTTTCCGTCTGGCGCTCCGCCATTGTCATCAATTATAAAAAGTATCAATACTGTTTTGTTCCCAGACAGTGTCAAAAAATATATGAGCGTCGCAGCAGCAAACATAAAAAAGGCTTTAACGACGGAGTCGTATTAGGGTATAATAATCACGGCTCGGCTAGAGCATAAACAATAATCTACTAATAACAAAAGGAGACCAAGTAATGAAGGTAAGAACGGATGTTGTGCTAAAGAGTTTGTCGGGAGAGGATCTTATTTCCACGAATGATGAAGGTGTGCGGGAGCCTATCACATTCCGGACCATAGCAGTTAATGCGCTGCTTGACAATAGTAGGAAAACCGACGGGATCGAAAAGCTTCAGCGCGGTATGCTTGCGGAGCAGATTTATCAAAGTGCTGAGATCGACTTGGATGAGAAACAGGTCGCAAAAATAAAAGAGCTGGTATATGAAATGTATCCGCCTCTGATTATACTGCGCATGAGCGCATTGCTCAAAGTTTGACAGTAGCCAATTTAACGCATGGGAGACTTGGTATGCAAGTAATTCGACCCAAATATACAGACCTTGATCATATGTTGCGAGAGCATTGGCCAGAGTTCGTTGTGTTCAGTACAGATACGCACTTAACCACTTCGGTTAATTGCGGAGAGCGTATTCATGTACCGACCCATATCCCGCTTGTCGCAAAGCGTGGAATGATTTCAAACTTCACGGCTGCTGCTCGCAACAACGGACTGCCTCCACCTGTACGAATGATAAACGAAGATCCTTCTACATGGTGGCGTCATTATCGTGGTCAGCCTTTGGATGGTAAAACAGTTGCGGCGTGGATGATAGGAGGGTTTGGCGATTTGTGTTTCTTCCAGCCTATTATCCGTGAGATTAAAGAGCGATGGCCTTCCTGCAAAGTCAAGTGTCTGTCTTTCCCGTCATGCGAAATGTTCTTGCGCACCTGGGACCTATTTGATTCGTTTTGCACCATACCAAGCTCTCTGCGTTACTTGGAAGATGCGGAATATCATTTGGCGTTTGACGACTGTATTGTTCACTGTCTCGAAGCGGAAAAGGTTAATGCGTATAGGCTTGCTGCAAAATGGTTTAACCTTGATATCGATGATGAAGATTTGCGGCCACAGCTTACGCCGAGGCAAGACGACGTGGATGATGTTTTGCGTTATCTGAATGAGCAGGGTGTTGAAGCAGGCAAATATATTTATGTCCAATTCCGGGCCAGCGCTTTTATCCGCACACCCTCGCCGCGAGCGTGGCAGGAGATTTTGATCCCGCTGCTGTGCGATGGATACCATATGGTAGTGGCCGACATGATGCCAGCCGCAAAGGTGGTTGATAACTACATAGAGAAATTCTTTCCTGAAGACCTGCGGAAAAACATTCATAACTTTACTGCTCGCTCGCGTAACTTCAACAAGGTTGTTGCAGCAATCAGCCAGAGCAGCATTGCCATACATCCCGATAGCTCCACAGGGCATGTTGCGCAAGGACTTGGCATTCCGTCACTTGGAATATATGGTGGTTTTAATCCTGAGCTGCGTATGGGAACATACAAAAACTGTGAATGGGTGCAGCCAAATAGCGGAAGCGACATATGCGAGTATGGCGGAAGGCACTGCCATTTGCATACGTTTGACGTTGCGTATCTGGAGCGACCCTGGGAACACTGTAAATGCTACGACAAGCTGGACTTTGAAGAGGTGTATGAAAAGGCAGTGAAGCTTTTAACCGCGCGAGGCAACACGAATGGTCCTAGAACAAATTGACAGCAAGTATTTTAAGGCAGAGGAGTTCGCCTGTAAATGCGGGTGCGGGTTTTGTTGCCCGTCAAATCGGCTCGTGCTCATGCTTGATGAGGCGCGGGAGCTTGCTCGCACTCCATTTATTATTGACTCAGGCTGTCGATGTCATGAACATAATATTAATGTTGGCGGCGAGGATGACTCTGCACACCTTATTGGATGTGCTGTTGATATACGCGTTACGACATCGCTGCATCGATATGTTGTAATGGAATCGCTCTATATGGTTGGGTTCACGCGCATTGGCGTTGCCAATACTTTTATCCACGCAGACATAGATCGCGGCAAACCACAAATGATGCTGTGGACATATGCTGCTGGAAAGAAAAGGAATAAATAATGAACCGCATGTACATGAGCGGAGGAGAAACAGAGAAGGTCCGCGACAGGGTTCTGCCGTTCTTGAAAGGCAAATGCAACGGACTTGATATTGGCTATGGCGGAGATCCTATCACGCCGAGTGTTATTTGCATGGACGTGAACACAAGATACACAAACGTCGGCAACTTTCCGCAGCAGCTAACCGGCTCAGCCACAAACCTGTACTGGTTTAAGGATGGCGTGCTTGACTATGTCTACAGCTCACATTTGTTGGAAGATTACAGTGACCCTAGACCACTGCTGCAGGAGTGGCTGCGTGTGCTGGTAGTCGGAGGGCTGCTGATACTGTACCTGCCAGACGAAAAGAAATATCGAGCCAAGTGTCAAGCTTTGGGAGAGTCTCCGAACTGTAACCATCACAATGATGAGATGGGATTAAAATGGATGAAAACCTTTTTGAACGCAGAGTTTCCGAGCGTTGAGCTGATATACGAATTTGAGGAGTTGGGATATTTAGAATATTCTTTTCTGCTGGTGCTTAGGAAGCGGGGAATGCCAAATGTCGGAGTCTGAATTTACATGTACAAAATGTTCAGGAATACAAGCGCAAATATGTTCGCAAGGGAAGCAGATTTTAGAAGTTAAAGATCAGGTGGAAGATATGAGGCACGAATGCAGTTCGTGTCGCCAATTAATCGAAACCAGTATTGAAGGGAAGGTGAGTATGAGAGTGCTAATAATAACTATCTCGATTATCTGCGCTGTGTTCAGCGGCCTTATTTCTGTACAGCTTGCGACAACGTCAAGGATTGAAGCCATATATGAAAAGACTTCCGAGCGAATATCAAAGGTGTCGCAAGAGTATTCCGACAAAATGGCAAACATCAATACGGAATTAAAGCTGCTGACCCGCGATTTGGCAACTATTCGAGAGTCACAAGCACGAACAGAAAAGAACCATTAACATTATATGGAGGAACCACAGATGAAGCGTTGGATTATAGTTCTTATTACTGCAGGCATTCTGCTCGTCGGAAGCACTCAGGCAATGGCAGGAGGCAGTGACTCAACCGGATATACTACAGTCACCCACTATACAAGCCGGTCCGTAAAGCTTACCAAGATCGAGTGGATCTCAAGCGTGTCAACGGGTTTGGTTTCCGGCGCTACGTTTCAGATTGATGGTGAGATCGGGCGAGTTGTTACCGATCCTGGTTCTGCAGCGCCGACAGATAACTATGACATATATTTTTATGATGTTTCAGGGATTGATGCTGCGCAAGGGCAGTTAAACAATCGCGATACGTCAACAACAGAAGAGCGCAACAAGGGTGACACATCTTTTGACGCGCCTTTTATGATTAGCGGCGATATTACTTTGTCCATAACAAACGCAGGCAATTCTAAAACTGGAACCATTTATATTTGGTGGCGGTAGGGGGAGGGAGCAAATATGAAAAAACTTATTTTGTTTTTCGTTGTAGCAGCTTTGTTGAGTGGCACAGCTCTCGCAACTAAAGTTGAAACAATTCAGTGGACTTCTAATGGCTCCGGCAGCGCAACTGTGTACGGCAATATTGATGGTATTCTTGGGCGCGTTATTATTGTGCCAAGCGCAACCGCTGCGCCGACAGATCTATACGACATTGTTATTTATGACGAGAGTGGTTGGGACATACTGTATGGCATAGGTGTTGATTGCTCTGCGTCGGCAAAGGAAGAAATCAACAAAGGTACTTCTGGGTTTGACGTACCACATGTTAGTGGCCTCATTACCGTTCAGGTCACGAATGCTGGCGACACAAAGTCTGGTACAATATATTTATTTTACCGATGACATCAAAAGTAAAACATTTTATTATCGCCAAATTATTGGCGTTTTACATACGGCACAAACTTAAAAAACCTTTAAAGGAGACAGCTATGTTGAGTACAAACTGGTGGCAATCTAGAACGATCTGGGCAGCACTTATTGGGATTATCGCATGGGCAGTCGCGCTGCTGACGAAGGGAGCGGTAACTATAGGCGCAGATGAACAGGCTCAAGCCATCGACCTGATCATAAATCTGATAGGCGCAATTGTGCCTTTGGTGTCCTTCATCGTCGTTATCGTGCGCAAGATAATCGATCAGGGTAAAGCCAAAGAGCTAATTGCCAAAGTGCCTAAGTAAAGAAACTATTAGTGGCCGGTGTCCTCTGCTCATTTTACAACGATTTGGGCAGAGGACATTTTTATGCGCGGAGGTTATCGTTATGGATGGCGAAATAAAAGCAGCAGGCATCGCAGTTAAGTTTGAGTCTGAGGTATATGAAAAGAAGATCGTGTCTGCGGATTGCGTTGAGCTAAAAATAAAAACAAAACTGAGAGTGAAAGGATGGGTCAAATGGCTTATAGAGTTATTGCAGCGTCGTTAATAATTTTGTGCTGTTGCTTGTTTGCTGGCTGCGCTCACAATAGTGCCGTGTGCCGGTCGCCCTATAACTACTTATATCGCATTGTGTATGATGAACAGGGCAGATTATCGCAGGTTATGTCCACGACAAGGGTGGATCTTGTATTTGATAATTCTACTCGCGCAGTCCAATCCTTCCGCACAGCACCAGAAGCGCCGAGTGGGGTGTTGAAAAGCGCTGTTGACGCAGTAGCTGGTTTTATAGGCAAGGTCTTTGGAGGTATTTTTTAATATTTCCGTATTTTTATGTTTCTTGTTTCGTAAGTTATATCAACTACTTATCGCATCTCTTTTACTTTTCGGCAAACGATGTAATATAACCTACTGTAATACCTTCCTTTTTTCATAGCTACCAAAAATTTGGAATAATTCTGTCTCTCTCTACAAAATTCTTCCGATTTTTTATCTTTTTTTTGTTAAGTAAAAACAAGCACTTATATTTTTTTTTAAAAAAAAATTAAAAAATCCTTTAGTTATTTTTAAAAAGAGCGATAATATGATCATGAACACAAAAACAACAACAGAAAACGAAAGCAGGAAAGTGGCAAGGGCAGCTGGGGACGTCAGTTTCGTCCCACTGCAAGGCGCTTTGTCACGGATCTGCAAGTAGTGATCTGTTGTTCATAGCCGAAAGGCAATTTTTTCAGGGCTTTTTAGAAGGTAAAAAACCCGAGACCCAGCGAACAAACGGCGACCACCTAGCAATAGGTACCCGAAAGGGTAGGGCGTGCGGCAGCGCACGAACCAAGTTAGGCGACGGTGGACAATCAAAGTTTAAAAGGTGGGCAGATCTCAGGGGAATCGCAGAGATGCAATCCTAGGGTCAAGTCCCAAACAATCTGACCAAAATTTTGGGTGCCACGGCGGGAGCGCAAGCGTAGGCATGATAACCGCCATAGGACGAAACAGCTGATTATATGTTAATCGGCTGTCTGGCAGTATGGTGCTGCTACTGATGAGTCCATAATCAAGGCAAAGCAAAGGGAGACAGAGATGAAAAAATATGAAGTGAAAATTGGCAAAGAGATCATTGGTCAGATTTGGAAAACTAAGGTAGGGAATTGGAAAGGGTTCAGTGTTGCGCAAAATCGCAACACAGGACTATTTGCTAGCAAAGCAGAGGGAGTTGATCATATTCAGCGTATGCACGTTGAACATATGCGGTTCGTTAAGTATAATCTCTCCAAATAATAAACCACAAACAAAGGCAAGCTGTGCTGGTAGCTTCCTACTGCCAGCGCAGCTTGCTAAAATGACAAGGAGGCTTTATATGGTAATTAACATCAATCTGTTAGAATTTGACCTCAACAAAAACACATTCTACGCCGAGGCATCATCTCTGGGCATCCCTGTTGGGAAAACACCAATGCAAATAACCGTACTGCCTAGATATGTCTTCAAGATATATCAAAAATTGAAGACTCCCGACCAAGAAAAAACCCTTGGGTGGCAATACAAGACTGATAATGGCTTTGAATTAGTTCTGTACAACGACTAAGATTAAACTTAAACAACAAATAACAAATTATAAAAAGGAGATCGATATGGTAACACTAAGAGATAGAGCGGTTTTAATCAGAGTTTCGACTGGCGGTTGGTCAGGCGCAATAGTGGATAAAAATGTAACAAAGCAGGTCGACGAAGGCCATGGTACCAATGGAGCTGGTGTCTATGTTAAGAAGCTGGTAGAGAGAAGGCACCTGAAGGAATTACTGTCTGCGAGGAATTCGATAAAGATTTTCCTCCACGCAGAGACCTTGCCATGGATGGACCAAGGCATTAGAGTGCTTCCATCCAAAAAATATATTAGGTTTGCAGAGCGGATGACAGCTCTGGTCTCGAAGCATGAAGAAGCAGTTAGACTCTTCTGCAGCAAGTATGACGATATCAAGAAAGAGGCAAGCAATAGACTGGGCAATATGTTTGATGAGAGCGAGTATCCTGCAGCTGAAGAGATCAAGACAACGTTCTCAGTAAAAGTAAGTGTTATGCCCATTCCTGAAAATGATTTCAGGATCGATGGTGTTGATAATGAGACGCTGAGGTCTGAATTTTCCTCTCTGCTGGACGAACAGTTAAAAGAAATGCGTGAAGACCTAAGATTGAGGCTGATCGAGGGGCTCGCGACATTTATTGGTCGACTGACAAATGACAAGATCGGTGTCACAGAGAAAGCCATCGAGAGGATAGAGAAGGTGCTTTCGTCTGCAAATGAATTGAACGACGTCACCGAGGACAAGACGCTTGATGCAGTAGTCAACACTGCAACCAGTATCGTCGGCAACCAGAACGATACTGATGAAGACAAAGCTAAAAAGCTTACAACTCTGCTGAAAAAAGTGGAATCGTACAAAGTTTGATGTTGATCTCTGGGGCACGACCTGTGCGTGCCCCACGATGAACACCAAACAAAACTTATAATAAACTACAACAAGAAGGGAGATCCGCATGAAAGCAAAAGCACTGTTAACCGCAATGAATATTATCGCAAAAACAAAACGCCCCGTGTTTTTGTGGGGTGCGCCTGGGATCGGCAAGAGCAGCATTACCCGCCAGTTCGCTGATGCGAATGGTCGTAAGCTGATTGATATCCGTGCCACTCAGCTTGATCCTGTTGATCTGCGCGGATTGATGCAGGTAGTGAACGGCAGGACGCAATGGTGCCCACCTTCTTTTCTGCCTGATGGTCCTGGATATGTTATGTTTCTGGATGAGCTGCCAAATGCGGCGCCGATGGTAAAGGCTGCTCTTTACCAGCTGGTGCTTGATCGGCGTCTTGGTGAATACGAACTGCCTGAGGACTGCTTAATTATTGCGGCTGGAAATCGCGAAAGCGACCGCGCCTTCACAACTCCGATGCCTGCGCCTTTGGCTAATAGGTTTATCCACTTGGACTTGGAAGCGGACGCTGCCGAGTGGATTGAGCATGCCATTAAGATGGACTACGAAATGCGGGTGATTGCTTACATCGCGTATCGCCCAGAGATGGTTTTCAAGTTTGATCCCAAGAAGGACCTGAAATCATTCCCAACTCCGCGCAGCTGGGAATTCGTGAGTGACGTAATTAAAGGGTGGGACGGAAAGGTTTCTTGCTCCACTATGTTTGAAGTGGTTAAGGGCGCAGTTGGTGAAGCCGCTGCTCTGGACTTCTGGGCTTTCGTGAAGGTCATGAATGAGCTGCCGGACCTTGATGATGTGCTGGTGAATGCTAGTACGTTTGCTGTACCGCAAAACGGTGCAGTAAAATTCGCTATGGTCGCAGCGCTGGTTGGAAAGGCGACTGCGAAGAATGTTTCCCAGTGCTTCTCGGTCATGGAGCGGCTTGGCGCTGAGTTTGCATACTTATTCGTTGCGAAAGCGCGTCTCAATCATTCATGGTTTGAAGAAACTGCTGCCTTTGTTAAGTGGGCAGCTAGCAATGCAAAATATCTGATTTAGTTTTGAAGCATGTCGCTCAATTAATTTTGAGCGACTTCTTGAGAGCTAAACAGGAATACTAACCTAACCTACAAGGAGACAATCATGAAAACCGCCGAAGAAAAATTAATATGCGCCAAGATTAAGCTTGGCCAAGATGCTTTGTTTCATGCCGCAACGGTGTATGGTATGGAGCTCAAAGAAGACAACAATCAGCCAACCATGGTAACGAATGGTCGTGTAATTAAATGGAATCGCGAGTTTGTTGATAAACTTTCGGTTGATGAAGTTGAAGGAGTCCTGCTCCACGAAGGCATGCACACTGACCTTATGGATCATATTCGCATCTGTGGAAGAGATCCTGTGCTGTGGAATATGGCATGCGATTATCGCATTAATCAAATGCTGGTCAATGAGCGATATGAGCTGCCTCCAGGACTGCTGGATGAACAGTTTCGCGGCATGAGCGCGGAAGAGATTTATGTAGCTTTGGTGCAAGAACGTGAAGCTGAGAAGCAGAAAGACAGCGATGATAGCAGCGATGATAGCGAAGGCAGCGATGATAGCAGCGATGATAGCGAAGGCAGCGATGATAGCAGCGATGATAGCGAAGGCAGCGGCATTCCTGGCCGCACGCCTCAAACTTGGGGGCAAGTTGAGGAGCCAACAAATGAAGATGGCTCGCCGATGAGTGAGGGCGACATCACCGAGGAAGAAAACAGAATAAAGCAGATGCTCGCTCAGGCAGTGAGCATGGCCCAAGGCATTGGCGACAAATCGGGCGGGCAGGTCCGTCAAATGGCAGAGGAAATGCTGGAGGCAAACCCTCCGTGGGAAGAAATTTTGGCAGCTGCTATTCAGCAGGCTGCGCGCAGCGACTACAGCTACAGCCGGCAAAATCGGCGGTGCGCTGGAATGCCTGGTCTGTATAGCCAAGAAATCGATAAGCCGCTAGTGGTTGCTCTTGATACTAGCGGATCAATCAATCGGCAACTTCTCGGCACATTCATCGGCAAGCTTCGAGAGTTCGTTGCGCAGTATCAGTTTGCCAAACCAGTTCTTCTGATTCACTGTGACGAAAAAATTCAAAATGTTGAAGAGCTGGACATGACCACTGACGTTCGCCCAGTTGGTGGAGGCGGCACAGACTTTGAGCCAGTGTTTCAATATATTGCTTCCGAGCAGATTGATCCGGCAGCGGTAATTTACTTTACGGATATGGCTGGATCGTTTCCGTCACCAGATCTTGATCCACTGTGTCCCGTGGTTTGGCTCAACTGGAGTTCAACAGGCCGGCTTTACGATCCGCCATTTGGTACAAGAGTTGATATGGTATAACGCAATAACTAGCAAGCTGTGCTGGCAGTAGGAAGCTACCAGCACAGCTTGCTAAAAAAATTATAAATAACCGCCGGCATGAACCATGTCTCAGTGGTCGTACTGGTCGGGCTCCCAGTGTGCCGGCGGTTTATTAAAAACCAAAAATCATAAGGAGAAAACTATGACGTTTGAAGAGTCCATAAGCAAAATGGCCGTTGATCAAGTAAGCAAGGTGGCTTCGTCTGTTGGAGTTGTTGGCTTACTGGCAGCGGTATATGCCGTCATCAGAGAAGGCAAGCATCTTCCGAAAACAGAGCAGCAGCTGCTGCAGGCGCTGGAGTGCTTGCGAAACGAAATTAATTCATAAACCGAAGGAAGGAGAATTAACATGTTGACAGTCGAAGAATTTTTATGTTTTCTTATTATCGCAATTATAATAATGTTAATGCTTGTTATAGGGTAAGAGGGAGGCAACATGACTGACAAAATTACTAGAAAAACAGCAACACAATTCTCAGTCTGTCCTGAGTGCGGACGTCCTATCTGGGCGGGCGAAACAGCCGATTTTATGGAGGGCATAGCACACCATTCTGCATGCCTGGACGCAGTGCTGGCAAGGGACGACGTGCTTGAACTGACAACAGAGCGTGAAGATCTGCTGGAAGATTTTTGCACTCTAAACAATAATAAGCTCCATCGGTCAGAGCTTTAGAAAGGAGCGACAAGCAGGATGAAAAGGCACAAAGATGAGTATGAGTATGAGTATGAGTATGGCTCATCTCTGTTTCAGTATTGCCAAGACAGTCTGCACTTCAAGCCGCTGCAAATATGCGTAGAGCGCTGCAAAAAATGGGACGCTGCAAAATGTCCCGCTGTAGCGAAGGCATACGAAGACAGCGGTTATTATAAACAGCACAGAGACAGCAAGGCCAAGACCATTCATCGTCGTCGCCTTGCCTGTCCGCTGAAACGACGGAGGGCGACAGATGCTGTGTGATTTGCGAGAAGATCCTGATTATGCGCCTATGCTCAGATATTTTCAGAGCAAGTATGGATCACATATAGTCGGATACTATATTGATTCAACCGTGGTCTGCCTGGTAGACGTAAAAGGCCACGAGACTAACTCAATAACAAGTGACGATTTTTTGAACCTGTGGAGAAAAATATACAAAGACAAAGGAGAGAACCGTGACTGTGAAAAAAGGACAATCATCAGAAGGCAAAAGAAATAGTCCCAAAACTGAGAAGCGATTTCTCGGCGTGAGTATCGATGCGTCTTTATGGGAAATGATACAGAAGGCAAGTGAAAACGAGCATCGCAGCATCAGCAATATGGTAAGCTGCTTGCTGAGGCGAGCGCTTGACTTGCTTGATAAGTAGTAGTGTTTATATGGATGACATCAAAATTGTTAGCTGGCAAAGGGACGGAAGCCTTATAATATGTCTTGGACAAAAGCGCTACACATACTACAATGTAACAGAATACAGCTACTGTAAGCTGAAAAAATTTTACAAACACCGCAGCAAACGAAACTTTTTTAAACTGCTGCGGTGTTTTTCTGTGAAGCATATATAGAGAAGGGAGAGAGCGAGCATGAAACAAAGTTTTGCTTGGCAGATTGCTGCATATACCTATTTTCAAGGCACACTTCCTCTACCATCAGAGGACGATGCACAAGAAGACTTTCCTGTTTCTTACAACGAAGCATTCCACAGATTGCTAATAGAACAGGAGATAAAAGCTTTGTCTGCAACAGCAAGAGATCTTGTAACATCTATTCTAGGTGACGATGAAAAACTCTTTGTTCTTTGTGAGGAAAAAATATCAAGAAAAAAAGTGCTCTGCTTTATAAAAAAGAAGTATAATTTAAATAGAAGGTCGTTTAATGCGTTGGTCAATGAGATGAAAAATTTTACCAGGGAGGTCCTTTGCGCATAGAGGACAATAAGCAGATTAAGATTATAGACCCCACCCTGATAAAGGTGGGTGCCTGCCTGCAAGTACCTACCTTCAAAAAAGTTATATACCGCAGAGATCGTTTCGGCATGACAAGAGTTGAAAAGATCCAGTCAGTAATAGACCGGCAAGGTTATTGTCTTGCCGGTCTATTACCACGCCTGATAAATGACAATCCCGAGGTTGCCTCTCCGTTTTTTCCTTATTCATTTCCCACATATGATTTTCCACCAGCAATAGACAATATTGAATTCCGTGAAGACCAGTTGCGTATGATAAAGAATGCTCTGCTGTGTAGCAGAGGAGTGCTAAAGGCTCCGCCAGGATCAGGCAAAACAGTCATAGCGGCAGGCATTATTAGCTGCTACCAGAAAGCGCAGAACTGCAGAGTTCTTTTCCTTACAAATACCATAGATCTGTGCAAGCAGGCAGTTGAAGAATTCTGCAAGTTTGGCTTCCGAACAAGCTGCTATTTTAGCGGGCAAAAGGACATTGCCAGTAAGCACAAGAATATCATAACTGCTGGAACCATTCAGAGTGTCAGAGCTATGCCGACAGAGTCCCTTTGCTCATATGATATAATAATCATTGATGAGTCTCATCACGCTTGCGTATATGATGGCGACTATCATAGAACACTATTGCGATCCACGGCTCCCGTCAGAATAGGTTTAACCGCAACTCCACCAAAGCAAGGAGCAGAAGCGCTGGTAAGTGAAGGTCTGCTTGGGCCTATAATAGACGAGATCAGCATCCAAGAAGGAAGGACATCGGATCTTATCGCTCAGCCAAAGGTCTATCTTGCAAAAATTCCATTCAGCGAAAACCTAAGAGGCTTAACAAAGTATAGCAGCATAAGGAAATCAGGAATAGTTTACAACTCAGTAAGGACAGGCATAATTGCTCGCCATTGCATAAAAGACGCAGAGCTTGGGCGGTCTTGTCTGATATATGTATCTGAAATAGAGCACGGGTTTTGTATCCAGGAAGCAATCCAAAAAATAGACAGGACAAATTCTGTCGGACCTGTGCCTTTTATCTGGGGCGATACACCCACCGAGGATAGAAACAAAGTAAGACATTCCATCGAAAGCAAAGAAGTAAAAGCCGTGGTAGCCTCTGTTGTCTGGAAAGAGGGCATTAACATTCCTTCTCTTGACTGCGTGTATATAGTTGGTGGAGGAAAGAGCGAGACCGCTGTCATCCAGTCCATAGGGAGAGGGTTGAGAAAGTCCCAAAATAAGGGACAGCTGATAATAAGAGATTTTATAGACAGCGCAACTGTCTCGCAAAAGAAGTCTTAAAATTGGCCAATTTAAGCCACTCAGTTAAAAACTTTTAAATCCTGTATAAAATTGCATATGGTCGATATAGAGCTGATTTTTAGGGATTATGGTATCCCATACAAGACATCAGGTAAAAATGTATCGTCTGGCTGGATTGAGACGACATGCCCTATGCCATATTGTTCTGACAGCAGCTGGCATATGGGAGTGAATTTATCATCTGGTGCCTACCATTGCTGGATATGCGGAGCCAAAGGCCATATCAAAAAACTGCTTACTATTTTGCTGGGCATAAGTTACGGCGAAAGTGAGCGCATAATTCAGCGATACGACAGAGGGACTTTTCCAAGAGAGGACATGCCACAAGAAGCCTTCTCCAGAAAAACACATACATGTCTTCCAAAAGAATGCTCAGGGGTGATGCCAGAGCTGCACAGAAACTATCTTCTGAAAAGAAATTTCGATCCAGAGGAAATAGAACGCAAGTATGATTTAAGGTTCTCGCACTTTACGGGGCAATATTGTTACAGGATAATAATTCCAATATACAAATGCGGAGACCTTGTTACATTCACGTCAAGAGACGTCACAGAAAAACAGGAGCCAAGATACAAAAATCAGCCTGCAGCCGAGGCTGTCTGTCCTGCCAAACAATGCCTATACAATATTGACTCTATCAAAAAAGAAAGAGTTATTATTGTCGAAGGCCCAGCAGACGTATGGAGACTTGGAGAGCTTTCCATAGCGACCATGGGCACAGAAGTATCCAGCAAACAAATATTAGAGATAAGAGACAAGAATATTAACAAAGCTTTTGTTATGTTCGATAGTCGCAAAAAGGACCCTTCGGCTCCGAGAAAGGCGGAGGCTCTGGCTGCAAGGATTTCTGCCTTTGTAAAATATGTAGAGGTGCTTTATCTGGATGACGGAGATCCATCAGACATGCTGCCTGATGACGCAAATCATCTAGTAAAAACGTTATTCTAATTTCTAATTTATGGTGATGAAATGATAGAGCTCAAAGACACCCAGCTTCTGATAGACGCTTTGCAGAAGCTATCAAAAACAAAAAACCTTATCATACTTATAGCCAGCGAAGATGGATCTCCTGGATTTTGTCCAATAAGCGCTCAAGATCTTCTATGTGAAATAAATGAAATATCAGGACATATTTTTCAGGAAGCTGATCTTATAAAAAATTCATAAAAGCTTCTGGCCAAACCAATAGAAGGAAGAAAAAATGAAACAGCAAAAATTCATAGTCATCCCTGCCGAAGTATATGAGTGTTCTAAATATCAAGAGCTTTCCAAGACAGACATTTCCTTATACGGATATATAATCTCTCTTGACTCCGACGACAAGCACTGCTTTGCTTCTGACAAGTATTTTGCTAATGTTTTAAATGTATCTGTGCAAACTGTGAGCAAGTCAATAAAGTCTTTGAGCATGAGCGGTCTTATAGATATTGTAAACAGCGGAACAAGGAGAAGGTTTATTAAAACGCTGCATAGAGAAAAGCTGAACAGTTTTATACTAAGAAACATACAGAAAAAAATAGTTAAAAATACAGACAACAAACGTCCTATCCTTAAAGAAAACTTTAAGGATCGACAACTTCCTATCCTTAAAGAAAACTTTAAGGATATAATAAAGAAGAATATATATTCTTCTTCTATGAAAAATATAACTCCTAACGGAGTTACATTTCTTCATAGAAGAAGGACAGCCGCTGCTGCGCAGCCTCTGCGTCCGCGAGCCACCAGCTTACTACCAGAGCCCAATAATAATTATCACAAAAGGTTAAAACCGCAAGCCAAAAACAATGCCGTAGAAGAGCTTATTCTTTACTGGCGAGATTGCGGACTGAGGTTGCCAGCTACTGAAACAAAATCCTATAGATATTCTTATTTGAGATTTGGACATCTTCTGCAAGGGAAACTTTTCGATGGCAGAAAGTACACCATAGAAGAAATAAAGAGATCCATATGTAACTTTTCTTTTGCAGCTTTGGACAACAAATATGAACCAACAAATCCTATTGTAAAAAAACGGCTATCAAAAATGACCCCAGCAGAGTTTGTTATAAACAGTTTCAACCCTAAAGGCTGCTCAAGTCTTTTCATTAGATACTTAAAAGAAGAGCCAAAGCTTAGCAAGGAATGTGCAGATGCCGAAAAGGACAGCAACAAACACTTGACTATCATGATTAAAAATATGTATGTCGATAAGGTTCTTGGCAGAGTAAGACCGGAGAGATTTTCTGTGTCAGACGAGATATGTTTTATGAAGGCTTCCAAAATGCTCACAGACTTTGCCTGTGCAAACTCTAAGAGATTTAACCGTGTGATGTTTGACATTGATGGCAGAGGAGCTTTATGGTCCTTGTGCAATTATTTTTTTAATGCAATAGAAGAGGATGTCCACTCTGAATGGCATAAGGTTACGCCATCTTGGCTCTGCTCTGTGACAACGTTTAGCCGAAGGCTTCCTGCTTATATGGTTAAGGAGAGTATAATAGAAACAGCAGAAGACAGCGTTGTTTTGAGGCGTTATGCTGTAGAGCACAATTCTTCAGAAGATATAACCATATCAATAAGTGACGAAGAGTGAAGTGCATAACTTGTCCAAAAGAGAGGATGAAAAATTATGACGACAGGGGTCAGAAGAAGGAAGATTGATTCAGAGTTTGAAGTAAATGTTCTTGGCTACTTGGTTCACAACGACACGTTTCTCTCAAGGTGTGCCTCTATTCTTGAACAGGTTGACAGAAAAAGAGGACAAGCTGCTTTTGAAAACACAGACATAAATAAAATATCTGCTTGGTGTATGGTCTATTATAGAAAATATAAAAAGTCTCCAGGCAAGTTTATAAAAGAGATCTTTCACTCTAATGCTGGTAGCATGAGCAAAGAGGAGCAGGACATAACATGGGACATAATAAAGAAAATAGACAGTGAGACCTTCTGTGATAGCAGAGTAAATATCGATTATATTCTGGACAAGACCATTGATTATTTCAAGATTAGGCTGCTTAAAATTCTGGGCGACACTTTGGTGGCTTGCTCTGATGCTGGCAATCTTGACTCTGCAGAGAGCGCTCTTGTTGACTTTAGACGGATAGAGAAAGCTTCTGCGAACTTTGTAAACATATTTGCAACAGAGGAGATAAAGAAATACTTTGATGACAGGAATGATAAGACCAATGTTCTTTTTAGATTTCCTGGCGCACTCGGTGACATGATAGGAGACTTTGAAAGAGGATGGCTTGTTTCATTTTTAGGCCCTCCAAAAAGAGGCAAGACGTTCTGGCTGCAGGAGACTGCTTTTCAGGCGCTGCTCAACGGATTTAAGGTTATATTTATCTCGTTGGAGATGGATGCCTTTGGAATGAAGAAGCGCTTCTATAAGCGCATAACGGCAAGGGCTGATGCAGCGGGTGACTTTATATATCCGGTTTTTGACTGCTTGAGAAACCAAGACGACTCGTGCAAAAAGAAACAAAGGTCTGGCTTTGGCAAAATTGAAGGACAAGTTACAGAAGAAGGCTTTGCCCGTGATGCGTACAATCACAAGGTCTGTACAGAATGTAGAAATAACAACAAGCAAAGGGACTTTATTCAAGCCATTTGGTATGAAAAGGTGTCTAAGCCAGAGATGAAAAAGAGCAGCACGATAAATCTTTTCAGCTCTTTGGACAAGCCTTTTCGTGAAAATTTTAGGTTTGGCTCATATCCTTCTTTTTCTGCAAACTTGTCTGAAATAAAATCTGATATCGATCAACTAGAGCAGGTGGATAATTTTATTCCAGATGTTATAATTTTAGATTATGCAGACATACTTGCCCCAGAGGACACCAGGCAAGTAGGCAGAGAGAGAATAGACGACACGTGGAAGGCTTTAAAGAACATCGCCAGCACACGGCACGCTCTTGTTGTTACTGCTAGTCAAAGCAACAGATCCAGTATCGATAAGCAGTTTGTCACTCAGGTACATGTAGCAGAGGACATAAGAAAGCTCGCTCATGTTGACCTTATGCTGGTTATTAATCAGCAGAGGATGGAGAAAAAAATGAAGACGGTTAGGATAGGTGTTGTTGCAGGCAGAGAGTCTGATTTTGATCAGCAGAAGTCTGTGCAGGTTTTGCAAAACGTAGCACTTGGCCAAGTCATTCTTGACAGCGAACCTTATTCTGATTATGAGCACAGAGGAGTAGAGCTTTTTGATTCTAAAAAAAATAATAAATAATGGTTCCAATTATCAGAAACAGGGGTATAATAATAACAGGAAGCCAGGAAGTTTTGTTTAATCCAAAAAACCAAGAAAGGAGCACCCTGTATGAAAACAAAAAAATTTAATCAAGCCGTTGCGGCATTCAACGACCAAATGCTCAGAGAGGAGCCGCTGGTGATTGATAGCAGCTGCACAGCAGAAGAAGCCAAGGAGCAATTCATGGTTGCAGTTGAATCACTTCCTGAAGAGAAAGATGGCTCTTTGGCAGAAGTAATTACAGTTGTATACAATTCTTTCTCTGTAGAGGAAGAGGAGATCGACGACTGGAAGCCTGCTGCCAAGGCCGTTGCCAAACCTGCTGCCAAGGCCGTTGCCAAGGCCGTTGCCAAACCTGCTGCCAAGGCCGTTGCCAAGGCCGTTGCCAAGCCTGCTGCCAAGGCCGTTGCCAAACCTGCTGCCAAGGCCGTTGCCAAACCTGCTGCCAAGGCCGTTGCCAAGGCCGTTGCCAAACCTGCTGCCAAACCTGCTGCCAAGGAGCAGTCAGAGAAGATTGATGAGTTTGGATATAGAAAGAGTGCCGGCACACACGCTGTAATATCATTAATCGTCAACAGCGACGGCATAACTGAAAAGGAGCTTATCAGGAAGATATCGTCGTCTTGCAAGAAACTGACGAACCCTGCCAGCCGTGTTTCAAAGGTTATAGCAACAGGGATGAGAAATGGCTGGATCAAGAAGAGCGAGGATGGCGCCTATAGCAGAGCCTAACCAAGACAATTAACCATTAACTTTTTATCTCTAAAGGCTGACAGACAGAGGAGCATTTGATCATGAACATTGTTCTAGGAAACGGATTATCCGCTAAAATATTTTCTCTTTATAATAGAGATTACTTTATAGTCGGCAAGGACAATTTAAGTACTATCACTTGTCTGTCGCCTTTTATTCTTTTCCACGACAATTACAGGATAAAAAAATTTTTTTCTGACATCAATCTGCTAGGTGGCAGAGTTGACTATACTCACAAAACTTTTGATATACTTGTATCAGTCAATAACAATTATATAAGCTCTGAATATCTGTCGTCGGACGACAAGCAGAAAATAATAGATAAGAAGCTTGTTGATCAGTACTCAGGCAGAGCTTTAAAATTTAGCAGATCGATTTATGGAGAAGGTTTATTTTTGAGCTGTGAAAAGAATAGCTGCTTGAAGGCGCTTGATGTCGATCTTGAAAGCCTTTTTTTGTCACTTGATAAGATAATTGCGCCGCAAATTTTTTCAGAGGAGCTTGTTTCTAAAATCTGCCCTGAAAATAATAAGGTCGTTCTTTCCTCTGGGAGAGAAATCAGTTTTAACCATTGCGTAAGCACGATACCTTATGATGTTTTCTGCAAGGTGGTTTATTCCGACACAGATATTGCTTCTGGTGACGAGCAGTTAGAATATCTTGGCAGCACGTTCTTCGAGGGAACAGAAAGCGACTTCGGCATAAATAAAATACCTTATGAGAACGCGATCGTTTATTTTCCTGAGCCAAGCTTCGAGTTTTCAAGGGTTATCAAGAGAGACCAAAAATGCTTCTGCGAGATAACAGGCAAGAGCGACATATTCAGCGGAGGCAAATATTTGGAGAGAACAAGGATAATAAAGAAGAGAATTAACAAAAGATTTAAAAATATAATGATGCTAGGGAGATATGCAGAGTGGAATCCAGATATTTTAATACAAGACATAATAAGAAGATCATCGGACGATAGATTTATTATGAATGATATATTCTCTATGCAGGAAGTTTACTCTGCTCATTATTTTGATTTTTCCGAGGACTTATGCCTTGTGCAAAAGAACACCGAGAAGCTATCACTTTTAATGCTAGATGAAATATTTAGTCTGCTTGATTGTATAAACTGGAAGATACATAAGAGCGACAGGCCAATATCAAGAGAGAAGATAAAGGAGGAGTGGATTGATATATTCAAATATTTCTTGACAATAGGCATTAACTTAGACATAGGATTTGGAGAGCTTGTGGACACATTCTTTAAGAAAAGTGAAAAGCTTGAAAAAGAGAGGAGACCTGCTCATGAAGGTTAAGCTTATAAGTTTTACTAAAAACCCGCTTGAAGTTATTTACTGGGCATTTATGAACATGCACCATGTTGTTCCTGATAGCATTGAAAACATAAATCTCAGTAGCGATGAGAAAGAGTCATTTTTTAGCATGCTTATCAAACAACCGCATCAGACCGTTTTTGAATTTGTCAATCTTGTGTGGCTTATAGAAGGCGCAAGCCGAGCTTTTCAGCAGCAGCTAACCAGGACAAGGACCGCAGCTTATAGCATACAGAGCTTGAGAATAGTTGATGTAGGAGACTTCGCAAGTGAGAAAAGGTTTGCAATTTCTGAAGAGCTTAATAACAACGCAGCAGCTCTTAAAATATACAGAGAGACGATGGAAGATCTTCAGTCCAAATATAGAGAGCTCATAAGACTTGGCTGTAAAACAGAGGATGCAAGAGGACTGCTCCCTTTGAACATACATAGCACGATAACGATGGCGATAAATCTTCGGTCTCTTTATCACATGCTGGAGCTGCGGTTTTGCGAGAACGCACAAGGTGAGTTTAGAGAAGTGGCAAGGCTTATGCGAGCCGAGATAAGAGAGAAAATAAGTCCTATACTCTCTGAGCCTATGAAGCCGCTGTGCTTTAGATTAGGCAAGTGCATCAGCCCTGTTCCTTGCGGCAAGTATGATTTTCCTGTTGCCATTGATACGGATATAAGTCGATGGGTGAAGAGATAATCATATGCAAAAATCTTCCCGCAAAACTGAGCCATACGATATTGTAGAGACAGAGACCGAGAAAGCTGTGATCAAGGTAATAAAAGATAGGTGGAAGAAGGGAAGAGCTACATATGGTCAGGGCATAAGCTGGGACCAGAAGAAAAATCCTTTTGAATGGATTGATGAGGCCATCGAGGAAGCTGCAGATATGCTCCAGTATTTGGTCGCTATGAGAGAACAATTCGCTAGAAGGAAATGGTAATTATGGGTAGAGCTTTTTGCCACCTTCATGTGCACGATGAGTTTTCTTTACTGGACGGAATGGGCAAGGCTGTTCAATATGCAGCTAGAGCAAAGGAGATAGGATTTAAATATCTTGCGACAACCAACCACGGCAACGTGGACGGAGTTGTCAAATTTAATAAGGCCTGCCACGATAATTCTATCATACCCATATTCGGTTTTGAAGGATATGTGGTTCCAGATCCGTCCATAAAGATTAAAGGAGAGAAGAGATACCATATAACAGTTTTGGCTAAAAACAAAGCTGGCTGGAAAAATATCTTGAAGCTTTTATCTGTTGCAGGTACAAGCGGATTTTATTACAAGCCAAGGTTCTCTATCTCGCAGCTGCTTAATTTCTCTGAAGGTCTGGTTGTTATGAGTGCTTGCGCTTCGTCATTTTTAAATATGAAGGGAGCGAGCAGGCTTGTAGATAGAATAAAGGACCGTCTTGGTGACGATTTTTATCTTGAGATAATGCCTTTGAATTATGATGCACAGATATTGCACAATAACTTGTGCCTTGATCTCGGCAGAAAAAAGAATATCAAGATTGTGGCGTCGAACGATTGCCATTATGTGCTTAAAACTGACAATAGAGCGCAGGAAGTATTGCTTGCAATACAGTCAAAAACAAATATGCGCGACCCAAAGAGGTGGAAGTTTGAAGTTGATAGTCTTTATTTAAAAACTGCTTCAGAGATGTCTTTATCTTTTAGAGAGATAGGCGTCAGCAGCAGGGACTTCCTGTGTGCCATGGACACATCAATTGAAATAGCTGAAAAGTGTAGAGACTTTGTTCTTGATGAAGTCCAGGTTGCTCTACCTGAAGTCCCTTGCTTGGCAGGAGAGAAAGACGAAGACGCTTTGAGAAGATTATCTTTTGAGGGATATGATCGTAAGATAAGAAACAAGGTCGATGATCCTGAAAAATATTCTGAGAGGCTGCAAGAGGAGCTTGATATAATAATCAAGCAAGGCTTCTCAAGGTATTTTCTTATCGTTTGGGAGCTGATAAACTGGTGCAAGAAAAACGACATAATGGTAGGACCTGGCAGAGGAAGTTCTGGCGGATCTCTTGTCTGTTATCTTCTCAACATAACAGAGATAGATCCGATAAGGTTTAATCTTATTTTTGCTAGGTTCATAAGTCCTGCCAGAATAGATTTGCCAGATATTGATATGGATTTCGAGGACAGGAAAAGGCATCTTATAAGGAGCCATCTTGAAGATCTTTATGGCAGAGACAACGTTGCAGCAATCTCAACTATTCAGGAAATGAAGGGTAGGTCTGCCATTAGAGATGTGTCAAGGGTTTTTAATGTACCAATAATAGATGCCGACAAAGCTGCAAAAAGCATCGTGGTCAGGAGCGGCGGAGACTTTCGCAGCGACTTTACAATTGAAGACGCTTTCTCTACATTCGAGGACGGAATAAGGTTTAAGAGAAAGTATCCCGAGGTTGCAGAGATAGCTATGAGACTTGAAGGACAGGCGCGCGGGAAGGGCCAACATGCAGCAGCAATTGTTATATCCAAGGACAGTCTTTTTGATGGAAGTCGGTGCTGCGTTCAGACAGGTAAAGATGGCGAGATTATGATTAACTGGGAGAAAACGGACATAGAGCATTTTGGTCTGATGAAGCTTGATGTGTTGGGCCTTAATGCTCTGACAATACTTAATGCGGCCAAGAAAGTAATATCAGAGAGGAGCGGAGACCAAATAGATTTTGACAGTATTCCTCTTGACGACAAAGCGTGTTATGAAGAGTTTACCAAAGGAAACTCAATTGGCTGTTTCCAGGTAGGCTCTCTTGGGCTAAGAAGACTTGCTCAGCAGATGGGAGTTGAAGACTTTAATCAGCTTGTTCATTTGACTTCTCTTCATCGTCCTGGCACACTTAGATCTGGTATGGTTACTGAGTATATTATGCGGAAGAGAGGAGAGAAGAAGTGGGTATGCAAACATAAATATCTTGAAGAGATAACAAAGGACACATTAGGAATAATTTTATACCAAGAGCAGGTTATGAGATTTATGTATGAGCTTGGAGGTCTTGGCTGGAAGACAGCAGACACTGTTCGTAAAGTCATAAGCAAATCTCAGGGAGTTGAGCAGTTTCTAAAGTTTAAAGAGCTTTTTGCTAATGGCTGCGTTGAGAGAAAGACGCTTGATAGAGAGACTGCCGAGAAGCTTTGGGATGAGCTTGCAAGCTTTGGCTCTTATGGTTTTAATTTGTCTCATGCTTGCGAGTATTCTCTTATAACATATTGGTGTATGTATTTAAAGTGCCATTATCCACTTGAGTTTATGTGGGCAAATTTGACTTATGGTAGCGAGACAAAGAAGGAAGAGCTTGTCGAGGAAGCCTTTAGGTTGGGCTTGGATATTAGACCACCAAAGATAGGGATAAGTAAGCCGAATGAATGGGTCATAGGAGACGGTGTATTGTACGCTTCATTTAGCGAGATCAAAGGCTTCGGAGAGAGAACATCTGAGCAGATGTCGACTGCTATATTCTCTGCTGATAAGAACTCGTTTTGTGACTCGGAGTCTGGCAGAAAAATAAGTTCAAAGTGCACAGAGATAATCAGCAAGATGGACGTCTTTTCTGATATACCTGTGAGTGAGGAAAAGGCAGACGAGCTTTCAAAATATTTCAATTTTTCTTTTAGTCGTGACAGAACTAAGAAGTATAGAAAGGTGCTTGAGCTTTTAAGTACAAGCTTGGAGATAAAGAAAATAAATTCGATAAATTGGAACATTCCTACCAAAATAAGTAGTTATTATTTCGGCAATATGACGCAGCTTAGGTTTGGTTATAAAGCAGCTGTCAATAAACTTTCTAGCTCAAACAAGATGAAAGCGTCGGCAACAGAAGAGTCCTTGGGAGGGGTATATGGCAATATAAAAGACGACACTGATTTTTGCATGATAGTATTTGGGTCAGACATATACAATGCTAAAAAAGATATTATAGAGCATTGTGAGGGAGAGCACATATTGGCTTATGGAGGGAATATATCTAGGGCGGGCAGCCTACATTGTAAATGGGCTTGGCTTGGTGAGGAGGTTCTGTCTGCCAATTTTGGAACACAGAACATTGCTTTAAATTTGGCTCGGCACAGGAGATTTCAAAATTTAGATCTTGGTTCTTGCAGTATTTGTGAGTTAAGAACACAATGCAAAGCTCCTGTTCTGCCTTCAAGAGGACTATATAACATTATGATAATAGGAGAGGCTCCTGGTAAGGACGAGGACAGTAGTGGTCAGGGATTTGTTGGTAGATCAGGCAGTGAGGTTCTTTGGAAGGAGTTAAAAGAACACGGTCTTGGTAGAGAGTTATTTCACGTTACGAATGTTGTAAAGTGCTGGCCATCAGAGACAAAGACTCCTACCAGTAAGCAAATAAAGGCTTGCTCTAAATGGCTTACAGAAGAGATCATCTCACTTAAGCCTTTTCTGATATTGGCGATCGGAAATACTAATATGAAATTTTTCTTAGATCGTGACTCAGGAATAATGTCTAAGAGTGGCACGACAGAGTGGCATGAAGAATATGGTTGCTGGCTGTGCTGGTGCATACACCCTGCTTCAGTTTTATATCAGAGAGAAAACCAACAGATGTTTTCAGATGGCATCAAAAATTTTGCAGAGAAAATAAGGGCATTATCGACGATAATAAAGTAGTAAATAAAGCAATAAAATGATGCTGTTTTATAGAAATAGGGGTATAATAGGAATAGACGCATATGACTACAAGGGAGAGCAAGATGGTGAATAGAGAGGACATGGAGTTTGACAAGCACTCATTAGACAACGAGTGGGAGAGGCAACCGTTGCTTTGTATGAAGTACGGCGAACTTTGGGCAGAGGCTCAGTTTAAGAAAGACAAACACAAGGAGCGGCTTGATGTATTGCGCGCACAGTTGGATAATAATATAAGGACTCTCGCAGCAGCTGCTCAAGAAAAAATAACAGAAGCTGCTATTGCGACAAAGATTGTTTTGAATAGCGAGTACCAGAAAGCTAACAACGAATATCTTGAAGCTTTGCGAGATACGAGACTTCTTGAGGTAGCAAGGGACGCTATCGAGCATCGTAAGAAGGCTTTAGAGAAGGAGACAGATTTATTTCTTTCAGGATACTGGTCAGAGCCGCGCGTAGACAAATTGAAGAGGCAGCAGGTAGGCGATGATTACTCTTCGGAAGCACGCAGATCGTTGTCCAGAAGGGACCCAAGGAAGTAGGTAACGGATAATAATTATTCACAGATCGAAAGGAGTTGTTTATGAGAGATCGCATGAACCAAAAAGAAGAGAGCAGAAATTCTATATCGCAAGACAAGATGATGGAGCAGTTGATAAAAAGGACGCAAGAGTCATACGACAGAAAGGATGGCGACGCAACATCTAAATATTTTCTGCCTGATTCAGAGTTGCCTTTCTGGAAATGCACAACTACAAAGGAAGATCCTCACATCATAGATATCATTCCGTTTTATGCCGGTGACAGATTTCCTACTGAGCTCAATCGCAGAAATCCTGTTCTAAAGGACGATTATGTTTATGTCCTGGAGGTCTTTGTTCATTCCGGAATAGGTCCGGCCAAGGAGATGATCCTGTGTCCTCTAAAGAATTATGGTAAACCGTGCCCTGTTTGCGAAGAGATTGATATTCAAATTAAGGAAGGTCGCGAGTGGGAAGAATACAGCGATATAGCACCAAAACGTCGCTGCGTTTACAACATAATCTGCTACGACTCAGACAAGGAAGAGAAGAAGGGAATACAGATCTGGGAGGTCAGTCACAAGTATAGCGAGAAGCCTTTTCAATCTCTTGCTAAAAATCCGCGTGAAGGCGGCATCATTCCCTTCGCAGCTTTACAGAAGGATGCAGGAATGAGCATCTCATTCGAGGTGGCAGGCGATACCTACAAGACCATCAGCGGCCACAAGTTTCTACCGAGGAACTATGATATACCGAGAAACATTTCTGATGACGCTTATGCTCTTGATCAGCATCTGCTTCTGCGTGATTATGATTATATAAAGGAGAAGCTTCAAGGAGGCGCCTGGAGATCTGGGAAGACAGAGACATCCAATTTCAGCAGAGAGCAGCCTTCTGATTCAAGGAGGCAAGCACCAAAGCCCACGCAGCAGGACGACAGCAGAGACAGCTGCCCCTGTGAGCATGAGTTCGGCGTCGACGCTGACAGGTTTGATGACTGCGAGAACTGCGAGATTTATAAGGACTGTTCCGAGGAGTTTGACAGAAGAAGAGCTTCTGCTAAACTGAAACGGAGATAGCCATGATAAAAAGAAGGGCCGAGTCTGAAGTTAGTCGGCTGTCGCATTCGGTCTGCGAGCTGATATCTACTGGTTCAACGCTGCTTGATCTGTGCATCTCGGGCAAGCGTTATCCGAAGGGAGGCATTCCTGGAGGAATAATTGTAGAGATATTTGGTCCTGCGAGCAGCGGCAAAACAGCAATCCTTTCCGAGCTCTGCGCTTCTGCGCAGGCTCGGAAAGGTAGTGTTATGTATCTAGATCCAGAAGGACGTCTTGATCAGGAATACTCTAAGATCTATGGCATGGAACTCAATAAAGAGGACTATCACATGCCAGACACTGTTGTTGAGGCTTTCGAGAAGTTGCGCAATTGGGAGCCGAAAGAAGGAAAGGCAGTCAATATAATTGCAACAGACTCCCTTGCTGCACTGTCAACAGACTTGGAGATGGACAAAGGCGACAAGATGGGAATGAAGCGCGCAAAGGATTTTAGCGCAGAGCTTAGAAAAACAGCGCGCATAATTAAGAATAGGAACTGCATTCTTGCGTGCTCCAATCAGATGCGAGAAGGTGAGCGCGGGACATTTACTCCAGGAGGTCAAGCCATACCATACTACAGTTCGCTGCGCATTAGAGTAACGCAAAAAGAGCTTGTAGAAAGAGAGGTTAAACTAAACTCTGGGGTGAAAATATCGAAGGCTATAGGCATTCGCAGCGAGTGTTATATCAAGAAGTCAACCGTGGACGATCCCTTTAGGACCTGCAGCATTTACATATTGTTTAACTACGGCATCGATGATATTCGAGGGAACCTTCACTATTTGAAATCTATGACAGGCGACACAATGTTTACGTGCGCTGATGGGAAAAGGTTTATAGGCATAGAGCAGGCAATACGGCACACTGAATCAAACAATCTTGCAGATGACCTTAAAAAGAGTGTTATAAAGCTGTGGAATGCTGCCGAGGAAGCTTTCAAATGCTCGCGCTCTGCGAAGTCGCGGGAATAGGGATTGGAGCTGTATGAAAAGAACTGTTTTGCTTTTGGATTGCAATTATCTCTGTAGTGTTGCCAAGTTTGTTCACAAGGACCTGTCCTGTGAGGAGCAGATGACAGGAGTTATATTTGGTTTTTTTTGCGAGCTGCGAAAGTATCTGTTGCTTTTTAAACCAGAGGTGCTTGTGTTTGCTTGGGACAGTTTTTCAAAGTTACGCAAGGCGACTTATCCTGAGTACAAAGACAACAGAAAGATTTATTTATGCACGTCTGACGAAGGCTCTCGTGAGGGAGGCATTGATGGTGGAATAACTAGTCAGCGGTCGAGCTTTGCCCGCGAGATGAAAAAAGCAGAGCTCGAATATAATAAAATTGCTTACGAACAGTTTGATCTTCTCAGAGAAGAACTTATTCCAGCCCTTGGTTTTAAGAACAATTTCATTGTCGAAGGGATGGAGGCGGATGACATTCTTGCTTGGATTGTTTTGCAGGTAAGAGAGTGTGATCATATTATTGTTTCCAGCGATAATGATTTATATCAGTTGCTTGATCACTGCAAGATGTACTCTCCGGTGAAGAAACAATTATTGGACCGCAATTGGTTTGAAGCAAAGTATGGCTTGCCGACATGTAGACAGTGGGCACAGGTAAAAACGTTGGCTGGCTGCGCAGGCGACAACATCAGAGGCATCGAGGGTATAGGCATAAAGACTGCGGTGAAGTATCTGCGAGGAGACTTGAGCGCTACAACAAAAGCATTCCAAAACATAAGTGACAATATTGTTTGGGCAATGGATACAATATTGCCTTTAGTGTTTCTTCCTCATCAGGAAATGCCTGACTTAAATGTCGATATGGGCGCGTTTTCTGCAAGCGAGAACGCGTTTTTAAGAATGTGCAACAGGTTTGATTTTGTGTCATTCACCCGCGACTATAAGAAATGGAAGGAGGTTTTGCGCTTATGCTAAAGGATTTGCGCAGAGGTTATATAGGGATAGATCCAGGTAAGGCTGGCGGTATAGTCCTGCTGATTGTGCGTGGAGAACAGGTTAGTGAGCCTGTTATGGTTGGATTTCCGGGTGATGCGTCTTCAGCAGCGCTAGAAATAAAAAAGCTTGTATCAATGTGCGATGATGTTCTGCTTTGTGCTATAGAGCAGGTTCATGCCACTCCTGTATGGGGACGAGCAAGCAGCTTTAAATTTGGGCTTAATTATGGCTCTCTTATTGGAGTTGTTGCTGCTCTTGATATTCCGTTTGTCATGGTCACGCCTAAAAAATGGCAGAGCGCAATGCTTGATAGTGGTACTGGTGAAACAAAGGAGCGCAGCTTAAATATGGCACGTCGATTGTACCCAAAGTTTGATTGGAAAAAGTCAAAGGACGGACTTGCTGACGCTTTGCACATAGCACGATACGCGATGCAATATGATGGCGTTAAATAGTTTTGGGAGCAAGAACATAGCCAATGTCAGCGAAACGCTGTAGCAAGGTAGTTGCGATCTTGTGATAAAGTCTATTGATTTAAAAAACTTCCAGTCCCACAGAAAGTCTTCCCTGAAACTATCAGAGGGAGTCAATGTTATCAAGGGACAAAGCAACTCCGGCAAGTCCTCAATTGTAAGGGCGCTGCGTTGGCTGTTGCTGAATAAGCCGCAGGGAGGAGCTTTTAAATCTGTTTTCTCCAAACCAAAAGAAGCTGTTGCTGTTACAGTTGATGATTCAAGATGTACGGTGACAAGGTTTCGTGACCCATCGGAGAATGGCTATGTGGTTGGAGGAAATAAACTGACTGCCGTTCGGAACGACGTGCCATTGGAAGTTTCTTCTGTGCTGAACCTGTCGGAAATAAATCTTCAAAGTCAGCACGATGGTTATTTTCTCTTGCAAGAAAGCGCTGGCGAGGTTGCGCGGCGCTTTAACGATTTGGCTGGACTAGGTATCATTGATTTTAGCATTAAGCTTGCGAATGCAGAGGTGCTGAAAGAAACAAATGCTTTATCAGTATTGAAAAATCAGTTAGCCAATTACGAAGAGCAGATAGCAATTTATCTCGGACTTGATAGTGTTGCTGATGAAGTTGCAGCTCTTGCGGAAATTGTCGATGAAGCCGGAAGCATATCGTCTAATATTGAGCAGATCGAAAAGGCTGGAGACCGACTTAGTGAACTTCAGAAAGTAGCTGCTGGGTTTTTAGAGTTAGACGAACTGCTCGATAAGCTGGGCAGCATCGGTGCTTTATCCAGCAGAATAAAGGAAGTGACGGTCGAGATAGAATACATAGAAGGTTTAGTCAATCGCATTCATTTACACGAAACGAATTTTGCTGCAAGTGAGAAAGAGTGTAATGATTTAGCCGTTGAAATTGATTCTAATAAACAGCGCATTCATAAGCTTATTGGTTCTTATGGCAAATGTCCGCTCTGCGGATCTGTCGTGCAAGAGGACAAAGAATGACCACGCGATTTGTGGTTACAGCTGATTGGCATCTTACTGATAAGCGACCTGCTGCCAGGCTTGACCAAAATTATTTCGGAGCACAGATGAGAAAGCTGGAGTGGGTTCTTGGCTTATGCGAGGACCAAGGCGCAGCGCTTGTTATAGCAGGTGATATTTTTGACTCTGTTAGAATGCCATTCTGGGCGATGTCGCGGTGCGTGGTCTTGTTTTTAGAGCACAGCGCGGTTAAGGTTTTCTATGTGTATGGGCAGCATGACCAGCGATATCATCAATTTACACAGGAAAGTTGCGAAAACACTCCGTTGAATTTACTTGCTGTGTCTTGCGGATTTCAACTGCTGAGTGATGCAGAGAGCCAATTTGGTGGCGTGTATTTGTACGGTCGTAGTTTTGGTGCAGATGAGTTTGAAATTGCTAGGGACAGTGAGCCCTGTTTGTATGCAACTCATGAGATGGTTTTTGATGACAAAAAGAAGCTCCCAAGTTGGGCGAAGGAGCAGGACTATTCGCTGGCAAAAAACTTGGTCAGCAAAGCTAAAATTGTTGTTTGTGGAGATAATCATAAGCGCTTTGTGTATCGTGGTGATGGTAGCTACCTTGTTAATTGTGGATCATTGATGAGGAGCAGCGTCGACCAGATAGGGTATACTCCAGCAGTTCACATAGTAGAGTTTGCCGTGACCAAAAATGGGTGGGTTTCCGTTGATATTAAGGAAGAACCAATTCCTGTTGAGTCAGCAAACGAAGTTTTCGATGCAGATAGAATTGAGGAGACGGAGCGCAAGAACCAGCTTGATGAAAAACTTGAAGCTTTTATTCGGTCTGTGGTTGAGTCTGGAGGCGAGCACGCAAACTATAATTTTGGGAGTAATATTTCTGAAGCTTTGAAGACATCAACACTTGATGCAGAAACGAAATTGCTGATAAGGAGAATTGTTGACGATGCCGCCCATCAGTAGGAGACCATTACAGAAGTTGCCGGACATACAGCCTATGACAGAAGCACAGGTGAGAGCAGAGGCGCTCAAACTGCAGAGACGTTATGAGCAGTTACAGGAAGCTGCTGAGCAGGCAAAGAGAAAGCGCGAACGTGCGAGCGCTTTACTTGATGATGCAAAGCGGGAGCTTGTTGAATTGATTGGCTCACCATCGCTGAAGGAGGCTGTTAAGAAAATCTCTGAGCTGGTGGCTAAACGGGATAGGCTGTTGCAACTATTTGATGATAGTGTTGCTGCCATAGAAAAGGACGGTAATTATGCCAAGTGGTTGTGATAGACTTGCTGAGGCAAAAGCCGTTTATCGTGAGATGCTTCGAGTTGTTCAGCAGGCAACAGGTGCACGCAATGCTATTGAGCGAAACATAGATGAAGCAGAAAAAGCCATTGCCCAGCATACAGTACAGCGCGACAGAGCTACAATGGCAAGGACATTTATCCAAGAGGTTGCCAAAGCAACTCAAAAAGGACTAGAGGTTCACATTGGGAATATTGTAACGATGGCAATGCAATCTGTTTTTGAAAATCCGCCTGAGTTTGTTGTGCGTTTTGAGAGCAGGCGAGGACAGACAGAGTGCGACTTGTTATTTAGAACTGGCACAGAAGACCTACGCCCTATTGATAGCAGCGGCGGCGGTGTTTTGGACGTGGTATCATTTGCGCTGAGGATTTCTCTATGGACGTTGCGGAAGAATGAGAGTGTGTTTATTCTTGATGAACCGTTTAGGAATGTAAGCCCTGATTTGCAAGGCAATGTTTCCGAGATGGTAAAACTGATTTCCAAGAGACTTAATTTGCAGATTATTATGGTGAGTCACGCAGAGGATATTAATCAATCAGCAGATAAAACATTTCTTGTAAGCAAGACGCAGGGCAGCTATTCTATGGTGGAGGAAGGTTTATGGAAGTGAAGAAGCCTGCTGGTAGCTATTTGATTGAAGGGTTTGCAGGCAGTGCCGAGAGCTATTTGTTTTTGCGGGTAAGGGCGCACACAGAAGGATTTGACAGAAAGGGCTGTGAGTATATAAAGCATTGTTATGAAAAAAAAGGTATGTCATATAGTCAAATAGCAAGGCACTTGAGCATAAGCAAACAGACCGTGATGAATTGGATTAAACGTATAAATGCTGAGGGAAGAGTAAATATTGCTGTGCGCAGAAAGGGAGCCGCTAATGGTGGCAAGTAATGATTTATCTCCTGTTGATGTGGAACGACTTAAGCGTGAGACAGCTGCTGATTTAAAGAGCGTTTATTCTACGAAAGATGAAATTGATTTCATTGACGGGTTTTGTACTTTTGCAAAAACCATTGCTGGGCAGTTGAAGAGAATTGAATGCTTGGAGCAGTATTTGATTAATGCCAATAATCGTAAGATATGGGTTGATATAGACAAGGACACTGTGATTAATTTTGTTACAGAGGAGATCGAAGAAACAAAACGTTTTATTAATGAACAGGAAAATATGCTGCGAGTAGAAGAAGAGCAAGGGGCCGTTATTGTTAAGAGGTTAGACTCCAATAAGTTAAATAATGACAATTGAAGCGCTGGAGCTGGTATGGCAGAGTCTGTCTTTGAGTTGAAGTTTGGAAAGTATTGCGGACAAGGCATTGAAGATGTGCCTACAGGGTATTTGCGGTGGTTGCTAGAGCAGGATTGGTTTTGTAAGCAGCACGCAAAAGCTGTTAAAATCATTGAGTCGGAAATAAAATATCGTCAGACTTTCGGCGATGAAATTGAAGAGGACGATTAGCAGGAGGAGGATTTTATGAATGGCGGCGTGCGAGTTAATTTGGATTTGAATAAGCTGCAAATAGTTATATGCCCGAGTTGTGGTGCCAGCAAGGAGTTTGTTAGTAGAGTTGTATTTCGGATTGTCCCTGCTGTGCAATCGCCTTCTGGTAAGCGAGATTTTGTAATGCAGAATGTTTTCAGGTGCGCGGTGTGCGATGCCGATTTGGACTATAAAAAGGCATTGGCACAGTTGGGGCAAGAAGGACGGAAACTGGTGGATATTCTCGCAGATAACGATCAGACAGGAGGAGCCAATGGCGTTGTTTAATTGTATTCTTGCCGTATGCGGATCAGCAATATTTGTTACTTGCAGAGATAGTTCTGCTGGCATACAAATGATAACTCTTTCAATAATCATCCAGTTGACTGAAACTGTTGTGTTGTGGAATAGAAAACGACGGATTGATTCAGCGATATTAGGAACAATTGATGGAGTTAAAGCTGCTCTGTTTGTGATCATAAAGTTTTTTAATTATGGCAAATATGATCAGAAGCTGAAACAAGACGGTCCTCTGATAGGAAAGGAGAAGATGGCGCATGGAAAATGAAGCAAGCTTGAAGAGAGTTAAGTTCTGTCGCAATTGCGTCGAAGTTGATCCACCAGAGATACAGTATGAAACACTCCAAGGTCGTATGCTTTTGTGTGCTGTGTGCGCTCAGGAGATTGTATTACTTAGTGAGCGAGAGGCTCTGGAGCTTATTGCGAATAAGGTTATTGAGGAAGATCAGTTTGGTGTTGTTGCTGAGGCTGCTGTACCAACAGGTTGCCAAGTGGCGTATTGGGATAAGTCTATTGATCCACCACGATTTGTAATGATAAATGGGATCGAGGTGGTTTATTTTGTCAGGATCAATGAAGAAAAATAATCATGTCTCATATGCAGTAAGTCTTCGTTTTTTTCAAGGACTTTTTTTGGCAGTAGTCATATCTGCTGCTCTGTATGTAGTTGGTTATTATCTCGCCTTGCTTTGGTAAAAGGAGGTTGCGATGAATGAAAAAAGAATCAAAATACTTTACTTCATTGCGATGGTGCTTCTGCTAATAGCTTTTATTGATGCTGCTGTTAACATATATGATTTAACGATACAAGTTAATCGTTTAGAAAAGGAGGCTAACCATATCAGAATTAAGATGCAGTCTATGGATGATCAGTTTCGAGAATTAAATGGTGAATCAGAGGAGAAAAAGAAATGAAGAAGTTTTTAGTATTGTTTATAATTTTGCTGTTTCATGTCGTCGTTGCGTCTTGCGCTGCGCAGTGTGTAAAGGATCTGGCATGGGAGCAGGCTGCTGCTGATGTTGCTAAGCCAGATTTCGGCGGGTGGAAGATCTACATGGGCATTGCTGCTGGTGGGCCATATGCTCCGCTGGTAGATGTACCGTTTGTGTCTCCGCAGACAGAGTACACAAAGCAGGTTACTATAACAAATCCGTCATGGGCAGGGACGATTAAAAATTTATGCTTTGTGGCAACAGCTTTCAATAAGGTGTCGCTGGTGGAGTCAGACTATTCAAATGAGGTTTGTGCAGATTGCGACTTTACAAGCACATTTTCGGTGCCAATTAACTTGAGGATCATTCTACAGTAACTGCGGCTGCAGAAGGTAAGTCAGCATTGGTAAATACAACCGTTGATAGTGGATGCAGCATAGTGCTTATTTTCTATCAACGGTTTTTGTTTCGGAGGCCATATGTCGTTTTATGATTGCATGAAGAAGTCCTTCACTTGTATTAATGAGATAAAAAATTTAACAGCTAAAGGCTCGCAGCTTACCAGTGAAAATTTAAGTCTGAAGGCAAAGCTTGAAGCAGTTGAAGCAAATTTGTATCTGTCTCAGCATTATGCCAGTGCGGATAGGTTTGTTGGTCTTCCACAGATGGAACAAATGATTGACTCTGGGCGAGCAAAGCTGTTTAGTGTTGAAGGTCTGCGCGCTCAGTGGGCGAGTCAATTTGGCATGACGTTGGATCGTGGTGCAACCGCATCCACGATCGGTGTTACAAAAACACTGCACCGTGACTGGGAAATGTCAGGTTATTCGGGATCTACCTATCCAATGTGGAGAATACCAAAAGGCGTTTTCTTGATGTGGTTAAAAGCAACTCCGATAGAGTTGTGGACATATAGAGCCTACAGCGCAAACCTTGTTAATACAAGAAGCTTTATGTGCCAGGACTTCTCTCAAGCTCTGCTCGGCGAGAAGTGGTTGTCTCCATACTGGGATATGTGCTTTGGTATTGTGCATATCACAAATCATGCGCTTAATCTGTTTTGGCCGAGCGATGAGAATACCATTTATTATTGCGAGCCGCAGGCTGATGGTCTGCGTGTGCCAAATATAAACCAGTCAGGACAGAAGCCGCGGACTTTGTATTTGTAGTTAGAAGACCAGCAGTGAGGAGGCAAAAATGAAATATTACAGATTGGATATACTGGAAGCAAAAGATCCAACAGGCATGGCAACAGCTGCTATTCGTTCTTGCATATGCTGTGGGCGAATACTATGCGGTAGCGGTGGCGGCGCGGAGTATATCTGCTGCGACTGCTACAATCTGCTGTACTCTGGTCATATTGGAGCGCTGCTGCGCAAGGAGCGAAACAACAGAGACAGTATTTTTTATGCTAAACTTAATTCTTAATTAATTGGAGAAGCTGATATGCCGAAGGGGATTGGAATAAAAATACAAAAAAGGGATGCTATCAGAACAGCTCAGATGCTCGATCCAGATAAAACGTTTGAAGAATTCCTGCGCCATTATTACAGCGAGCGATATTACTCTTCAAAAGAGCTTGGGAAGCTGCTGTGCGTCAGTCCAAGTTCAATAACAAGCTGGATGCCAAAAGGAACAAAGGTGAGGTCAAAGGGCGGACGAACAGCGTTGCGCGCAAGAGCTTTCATGGAGAAGCTCGGCGTTAAGAGTGAAGAAGAAGTTAACAACAAAATTGTTGCTTTTATAAAGAGCGGCAAACCTGAAAAGCAAATATCCATGGAGCTTGGATTAAGTATGCGTGCAATTTATTCCTGGCGAAAAAAAGCTTTTTTGTAATAAGGAGGGCAAAGCATGAAAAAATATACAGACTGGCGGTTGCCGACACGACAGGAATTAGAGTCCATCATGGATTTAGCAAGGTACAATCCTGCCATTGATACTGACTTTTTCCCTGGCACGAAGACGTCCGCATATTGGTCGTCTACTACCATTGCCGGCTATCCGAACTACGGCGCGTGGATCGTGAATTTCAGCCACGGCTACATCTCCTACGGCAATAAGTGCGACGACTACTTCGTTCGCGCAGTGCGAGGCGGACAGGATTGTTGGAATGTGATAAAGAAACATTTTATTGATAATGGTGATGGCACGGTCACAGATACCAGCACTGGCCTAATGTGGATGCAAAAGACCTTAGACCGTTGCACATGGGATGAGGCAAACGAACTAGCTGCTAAACTTAATGAGGAGGCCAAAGAATGAGAGAAGAACGAGGATGGCCTGGCCATTATTGCTTAGGCTGGAAGTGTATCTTTCATCGGAACACATTGATAAATAAGAAATATGTTGTGTCGACAGTTGGCAATCTTT